GCTGCTTCTTCTGCCTCTAAGAGCATTGAGGATGTTCGCGGAATGCTTGCAAAGAAGGTCAATGAGCATCGCGACGTAATCAAGCAGAAACTCAATGAGCTTGGAGCCCCGAGTGTAACAAAGCTTGACCCGGCTAAGTATGATGAAATGTATAACTTCTTAGAGTCACTGTAATTATGTCGAGTACAAAGAAATTGCAAAAAGCAGCTCAGAAGTTTCGCAGAGAAAATCCAAAGCTTTATGCTCAGTATGCTATTCAATGCTGTTATTTGGCAAAATTGATAAAAGAATATGGCTCAAGCGACAAGTAGTACTAAACCACAGAAACATAGTCAGAGGAGTCATGCACTCCTCTCGGCTTCTGGAGCAGGAAGATGGCTGAATTGTACTCCGTCTGCCAAGCTTGAAGATGAATACGGAGAAAAGAAGTCTTCGGTATATGCAGAAGAAGGTACATTAGCTCATGAGCTCTCAGAGCTTTACCTGAGAAAAGATACACTTAACAGCATTAGTGAGCAAGACTTTGACCAAAGGCTCGAAGAGATAATGGCAAATGACCTGTTCAGCGAGGAAATGCTTGATGTAGTTCCGACTTATACAGACTATTGCGCAGCTCAATTAGGCGCCGCTCAAGAAGACAATCCGTATGCTATAATGGAAATAGAGCAGAAACTCGATTTGACGGACTTTATACCAGAGAGCTTTGGAACAGCTGACTGTGTTATTATCAATGACAACCTTATGGAAGTTATTGACTTAAAATATGGAAAAGGTGTTCCAGTATATGCTGAATGGAATAAGCAACTTATGCTTTATGGGCTTGGAGCTTTGCAGAAATATGATACAATGTATGATATAACGGAAGTGCGATTGACCATTATACAGCCTCGCATTAACAACATATCAAGTTGGCAAATATCTGTTGAAGAACTCCGCAGATGGGCAGAAGAGGAGCTTAGACCAAGAGCTGAACTTGCTTTTGAAGGTAAAGGAGAACTTAATGCTGGAGATTGGTGCAGATTTTGTGCTGTGCGTAATCAATGTCGTAAGCTTTATGAGCAACAACTCGAAATTGCACAACACGAATTCGCAGACCCAGAGTTGTTAACCGATGATGAGATTGCTGATATAGTTAAGCGCGTGCCTAAGCTTATAGAATGGGCTAATTCAATAACAGAATATGCACAAACTAAAGCGGTTAACGAGAATAAGCAATGGCCGGGGCTTAAATTAGTTGAAGGAATTAGTCGACGCAAATGGGTTGACGAAGACCAAGCTTCTAATGCAATTTTTGCTCGTTGTCCTGAGTTATCAGAAGATGAGATTTTCAATATGAAACTCAAGCCGATTACTTCTATTGAGAAGTTAGTAGGCAAGAAGCGTTTTGAGGAAATTTTATCTGACGTGGTTGTAAAACCTCAAGGTAAACCTACTCTTGTACCGCTTGAAGATAAAAGACTAGCAATGGGATATAATCAAGCACAATTAGATTTTGCAGATAATGGAGAATAATGACTATTTGCCTGATTGGGCAATTATTGAAAAAAGTAATAACAACTAAAAATTAAAGTAAAATGGAAAATTCAACAAAAGTTGTAACTGGCAAAGTAAGATTTTGCTATGTGAACGTGTTTGAGCCCACAGCTATGAACGAAGGTGATACTCCTAAGTATAATATCTGTATTCTTATTCCTAAGACAGATACTAAAACTTTGGAAAAGATTAACAAGGCTATCGAGGCTGCTAAGCAAGCAGGTAAAGCTAAGCTCGCAGATAAGAATGGCAAAATACCTTCAAACCTCAAGTTGCCTCTGCGCGATGGTGATGACGAGCGTGGTGATGACCCTGCATTCGAAGGCATGTATTTCATCAATGCTAATAGCCAGCGTAAACCGAGCATTGTGGACAAGGAACTTAATCCTATTATGGAAAAAGAAGAGTTCTACAGCGGTTGCTATGGCCGTGCATCAATCAACTTCTATGCCTTCAACGTATCATCAAAAGGTATTGCAGCTGGGCTGAATAATCTTCAGAAGCTCGAAGATGGTGAGATGTTAGCCGGTGGCTCTACTGCTGAAGAGGACTTTGGCGGTGAGAACGAATGGGATGATGAGTTGATGTAATATCGGGCATTTGTTTACGCCGGGATAGGCCCGGGCTAATTAGTCCGGACCTATCTTTTATGGGATAGTAAGTTTAACTGGTAAAACAGGGCGAGGTATGGGCGTTCACTTGCGGGTTCGACTCCCGTCTATCCCACTACCATAAATATCAAATAAAATAATAATGGCAAAAAATCTTTTTATAGACGTTGAAACATATTCATCTGTAGATATTAAAGAGTCTGGAGCTTATAAGTATATTGAGTCACCAGACTTTGAAATTCTTATAATAGGATATGCTTTAGATGATGGACCAGTTAACATTGTTGATTTAGCTCAAGGCGAAGAAATGCCTGAAGAGTTTGAAGAAGCATTGCTTGACCCAGAGTGTGTAAAAGTTGCTCATAATGCAGTATTTGAGCGACTTAGTTTTAAGCGAATAGGTTATAACATCCCAGCAGAACAGTGGTATTGTACCTCTGTAAAAGCTGCGTATTGTGGTTTACCACTTTCTTTGGACGAAGTATCAAAGGCTCTTAATCTTACAGATAAAAAGCTAGATACTGGTAAAGCGCTTATTAAATACTTCTCATGCCCATGCAAAGCAACTCGAGTTAATGGCATGCGTACTCGGAATTATCCTGAGCATGCTCCTGAAAAGTGGGAAATGTATAAGGAATATAACAAGTATGACGTACTTGCAGAACGTGAGATATTTAAGAGATTAGAGGCATATATCATTCCTGATATTGAGCGCAAGATGTATGTGCTTGACCAGAATATAAATGATAGAGGTATTTTGGTTGATATGGAATTAGCAGAGTCTGCTATCGCAGTAGATAACACATATACTTCTATCTTAACGCAACATGCTCAACAGCTAACAGGGCTTGAAAATCCAAACTCACCAGTTCAAATTAGGCAATGGGTTGAAAAGACAACAGGATGTGTTGTTATGTCACTTTCAAAGGAAACAATGCCTGATTTAATGAAAGAGTTTGCAGATTATCCAGATGTTATCGAGTTGCTTAATATACGCAAAAAGCTCTCAAAAACGTCTATTAAGAAGTATTATGCTATGCTTAACTGCGCCATGAAAGACCATAGAGTCCGTGGTACATTTCAATTCTATGGTGCAAATAGAACTGGACGATGGGCAGGTAGGCTATTGCAATTGCAGAACTTATCAAAAAATCATATATCACATATAGAAGTACCACGTGAAATGATTAGAGCACGTGATTGGGAGTCGGTTGAGATGGTGTATGATGATGTTGCAGATATTTTGTCTCAGTTAGTAAGAACAGCTCTTATAGCATCGCCTGGTAAAGTATTTAGTGTCGCAGACTTCTCAGCCATTGAGGCGCGTGTTATATCTTGGCTTGCAAACGAAAAATGGCGAATGGACGTATTCCGCGGAGACGGTAAAATCTATGAAGCTACAGGAGCAAAGATGTTTAATGTGCCAATATCTGCTATTACAAAAGGCTCAGTACTTCGCGACAAATCAAAGATTTCAGAGCTTGCGCTCGGTTATGAGGGCTCATTAGGAGCACTTAAGCGAATGGGTGGTGAACGTATGGGCTTATCAGATACTGAAATGATGAGCCTGGTGCGTAAATGGCGCTCGGCAAACCCTGCAATTGTAGATATGTGGAAAGAAATAGACGAAGCATCGAAAGAGGCTGTCAGATACCAAAGACCAGTATCATGCACATGTAGAAATATAATTTTCGACTGTAATGGTGAGTTTATGACAATACAATTGCCATCTGGCAGAAAGCTATTCTACTATGGACCTAAATTCAAAGATAAGAAGATAGGCCGTTCTACAATGCCAACTCGAGTATTATGTTACCAAGGAGTTGTGCAAGAAACTAAGCAATGGGGTGAAATTGATACGTATGGAGGTAAATTAACAGAGAACATTGTACAGGCTATTTCAAGAGATTTACTTGGCAATTCTATGTTAAATCTTGAGGCTAATGACTATCATCCTGTGTGCCATATACACGATGAGGTTTTGTGTGAAGTCCCAGAAGAGAATGCTCAAGCATACTATGAAGAAATGGCAAGCATTATGGGCACTCCTCCTGAATGGGCATCAGACCTTCCACTAAGAGCAGATGGATATACAACACCATTCTACTTAAAAGATTAAAAATATGATTTGGTTGTGTTTATATATTGTTTACGCATATTATGCAAGTAGATAAATTGAAATACGATGAAAATTTGAGCATAGCAGTTGGACTAAACGTTTCAAGTAAAGTATGGAAAAATACCAAAACTACTTGGAGCAATTTAGTTCAAAAGCTAGCTACTCCTGTAGTAACCGCTGAAACATATAAGCGGTTTATGAGTGCCACAAAAGAAGAGCAAAGTAAGATAAAAGACGTAGGCGGATTTGTAGGCGGATTTCTTACAAATGGTAGGCGTGATAAAACAAATGTACTTTACCGCCAGTTAATTACATTGGATATTGACTTTTCTCATGAGAACTTTTGGTGGGACTTCCAAATGCTTTTTGATTGTGCGGCAGTTATACACTCAACTCATAAGTCATGCCCTGAAAAGCCACGACACAGATTGATAATTCCACTTGATAGAGAAGTATCGCAAGAAGAATATCAAGCTATTGCTCGAAAAGTCGCTGGTGATTTAAACATAGATTTATTTGACCAGTCGACTTTTGACGTAAATAGACTTATGTTTTGGCCGTCTGTTTCATCTGACGCAGAATACTACTTTGAGTATCAAGACGGACCATTCCTTGAAGCTGATTATATACTTAGCTTATATAATGATTGGCATGATACGAGTGAATGGCCAACTGCTACAGATAGCACAGATGTAATAATGCAAGCTATCAAAAAGCAAGAAGACCCAGAAGATAAAAAAGGCATAATTGGTGTTTTCTGTCGTACTTATACTATACAAGAAGCTATTGAGACTTTTCTTTCAGATGTATATACACCAGCTGGAGAAGGGCGATATACGTATATAAATGGCTCTACAGCTGCGGGCTTAATAGTCTATGATGATAAATTTGCATATTCTCATCATGGAACAGACCCTGCTGGAGGTAGACTATGTAATGCATTTGACTTAGTTCGCATACATAAATTTGGCCATTTAGATACAGGCAAAGAAAAAGAAGACAAAGATAAAAAGAGCTTTAAGGCAATGGAAGAATTTGCCTCTAAGGACTCTACAACAAAAAAGCATATTGCTGAAGAAAAGTTTGCTGAAGCTAAATTCGAGTTTGCAGAAGAAGCAAAAGCAGAAGTTCCTGAAGAATATGATACTTCATGGACAGAAGAGCTTGACGCTAATACAAAAGGCGAATATGATAATTCTGCCAATAACTTGAATATAATAATTCAGCATGACCAATTCTTAAAAGATGTATTTAAGCTAAACATTTTTGATAATAAAAGATATGTTACACGTTCGTTACCATGGCGTAAAGTCGATACTGTGGAGCCTCTTCGTGATGTTGACTATTCTGGTGTTCGTAATTACATTGAGTGTGTTTACGGCATTGTGTCAAGTCAAAAAGTGGACGACACGCTTGCGCTTGAATTTGAAAAGAAAAAGTTCCATCCGATAAGAGAGTATATATGTGCTCAAAAGTGGGATGGCATACCGAGAGTTAATACATTATTGATTGATTATTTTGGAGCAGAAGATAACGCTTATACTAGAGCCGCCATTAGGAAGACGTTGGTGGCGGCTGTTGCGAGGGTATTCGAGCCAGGTATTAAGTTCGACACAGCGCTTATACTTGTCGGAGAACAAGGAACATATAAAAGTACTTTCGTTAAAAAGCTCGGCATGGAATGGTTCTCAGATACATTCACGACTGTGCAAGGCAAGGAGTCATTTGAACAGATACAAGGGGCGTGGCTGATTGAAATGGCAGAGCTTTCAGGCCTTAAGAAAGCAGAAGTAGAGTCAATAAAGCATTACATATCAAAAAGAGAAGATATGTTTCGTCCAGCTTACGGAAGAACAGTAGAAACATATAAACGCCAATGCGTGTTTTTTGGTACTACTAATAATAAAGATTTTTTACGAGACCCTACAGGAAATCGTCGCTTTATGCCTATAGACGTAAGACCAGAGTATGCCACTAAATCGGTTGTAGATGACCTTACACAGGATGAAGTAGACCAAATATGGGCTGAGGCATATCAATTATATTTATCGAAAGAGCCTTTATACCTTGTTGGTGATGAAGATATAATTGCTAAGATTGAACAGCATAAACACTCAGAAATGGATGAACGCAAAGGTATTATTGAAGAATACCTCAATACTAAATTTCCTGAAGACTGGGACAAAATGGATTTGTATGATAGAAGACGTTGGCTTGAAGACCCGTTATCTAAGAATGGTACGATTCAAAAAGATTTTGTCTGTGTGGCAGAAGTATGGTGTGAATGTCTTGGTAAAGAAAAGAATGATATGTCAAGGTATAATACAAGAGATATTAATGAAATTCTTAGGTCTTTGTCTGAATGGGAGGCAATAACATCTACTAAGAATTTTTCATTATATGGTAAACAAAAATATTATAAACGTAAAGATAGTTTGTTATGATAGTAAATTTTTATAAGAAAAACGGTATAGAAGCTCGTAATTACAAGCTAATTGCTTCTAAGAATATAGATTGCATTCCACAAAAAGGAAACCTTATTGTATTCTCTGGGCAATTGTTCGTAATAGACAAAATATGCTTTGATATAGATAAGTGTGAATATAATCTTTATATTATAAGAGTATGATTATTAAGCAATATATAGTAGAGTGTGATAAGTGCGGCAAGCTGATTGGTATTTATAACCATTATAAGCCAAGCTTAAAACAATTACGCAAATGCTGTGGAATTGTTATAATAAATAATAGTACGCCACGGCTAATATGTAAAGATTGTATAAAGCATGATGATAGACAGTGAAAAAGTTATAGAGCGCAAATTGGCCGAGCTTGTTAAAATAAACGGTGGTATGTGCATAAAACTGCTGTGTGACCAACTTATAGGCTTACCAGATAGAATGTGCTTATTTCCAGGCCATAAAATAGTTTTTGTGGAATTAAAAACAACTGGACGAAAGCCTAAACGCATACAGGCATATATGCACAATAAACTTAGAGCTTTGGGTTTTAGAGTTGAAGTAATAGATACGATAAAAGGCGTTGAACAATTTATAGATAGTATAATTTATGATAAGTAACATAGTTGCATTTATAATAGGTGCTTTGTTTGGTTTAGCTTGTTTAGCTATATTTAACAGTAACAAAAGATGAAAGAAACAGATTTACATAAATACCAATTAGCTTGCGTGCAGCATATAATCGAGCATCCATTTTGTGGTGTATTTGTAGATATGGGCCTTGGCAAAACCATATCAACTCTTACTGCTATAAATTATTTGATGTTTGATTATTGTGAAGTTAATTCTGTATTAGTTATAGCTCCAAAACGAGTGGCTGAGTCAGTTTGGCAAGAAGAAGCAGAGAAATGGGAACATACAAAGCATTTGCGCTTTTCTAAGATTATAGGTACTGCTAAACAGCGAATAGCAGCTGTTATGGAAACAAAAGCTGATATTTATATCATATCAAGAGATAATGTTGCATGGCTTTGTGCTTTATATGGCGGAGGCAAATTACCTTTTGATATGGTAGTAGTCGATGAGCTTAGCAGTTTTAAGTCTTATAAATCAGAGCGTTTTAAGGCATTACGCGGCGCAAGACCTTATCTTAAAAGGCTAGTAGGACTAACTGGTACACCCGCTCCAAATGGACTTATTGATTTGTGGCCTCAAATATATCTTATGGATAGAGGCGAGCGCCTTGAAAAGACAATATCCAGATATAGAGAAAGGTATTTTCGGCCAGGTCAAACAAATGGTCATGTCGTATATTCATACGATTTGATGAGTGACTCAGAATATCTAATACATAAGAAAATAGAGGATATTTGCATAAGCATGAAAGCCGATGATTATCTTGAAATGCCGTTTAGGACAGATAACTATATAAAGCTTAGAATGCCTGAAGCTCTAAAGAAGCAATACGATGACTTTGAAAAGAATAAAGTGTTTGACTTAATAAGCGCTACTGAAACGGTTGAGCAAGAAGACGAAAATGGTAATTCAGTATTTGTTGAAAAGCCTGTGGAAGTAAACGTAGTCAATGCCGCTGCCCTTTCAAATAAATTACTTCAATTTGCTAATGGAGCTATATATGATGAAGAAAGAAATGTGTTTCCAATTCATGATATTAAGCTTGAAGCTCTTAAGGAGATAATTGAAGATGCAAATGGCCAATCTGTGCTTGTAGCATGGACCTATCAATTCGATAGGGATAGAATCGTGGAATATCTTAAAAAATATAAGCCAAGAGAGCTTAAAAACAATAAAGATATTGAAGACTGGAATGCTGGTAAAATACAAGTTATGTTAGCGCATCCAGCATCAGCAGGCCATGGGCTTAATCTTCAAGCAGGAGGCAGTATAATAGTTTGGTTTGGGCAAACATGGAGTCTTGAATTATATCAGCAGTTTAATGCTCGATTATATCGGCAAGGACAGCAAAATCATGTTGTTATAAATCATTTGATATTGCAAGGCACTCATGATGAAGATGTAATCAGAGCACTTAAAGCAAAAGATAAAAAGCAGAATGCCTTAATGAATAGCATAAAAGCAAAAATTGGCAAATATAAAAAATATATGTAATATGGGAAGAAATGGTAAAAAAGCTCCAGTATTTCTGGAAATGGTAAAATTTGTTAACGATAATGTTGGCAAAGTAGTAAGTTCAAAAGAAATTCTGCTTGGTAAAGAGCCAGGTAGAAACTCAGAAACCGCATATCTTTATAAGTTTGTAAAGCTTGGATATGTAGAGCCTGTAGACGATAATAGCTTTGTGAAAGATAAAACAGCAAGCTTTAAGGTGATAAAAGAATTTCCTAAGCATTACAATTCTGTTATGTTTATGGATGAACTGAGAGTAGCAAATGGGTATATACCAGATAATCGTAAACGTAAAGTATATTGATATGAAAGCAACAGATGTACAAATAGGTGGTAGCCATTATAAAGATATGGCTATGCAACCAATAGAACTTATAACTGCTTTAAGATGCTCTTTTATACAAGGATGCATTATAAAATATATTAGTAGGTATAAAGCTAAAAATGGAGTGCAGGATATAAAGAAATGTATTCATTATGCTCAGTTAGCTATTCAGTTAGGAGATAAAAGAAGATGCAATGATAAAGCTCTCTCTCTTAATATAAATAAGTTTATTATTAAAAATAAGCTAACGATACTTCAGCGGAGAATTATTACTCAAACTGCATATAATAATTATGAGCAAGTTATTCAATTTTGCAAAGAATTACTGCAAATAGAATATCCAGAAGAGCAATAAAATCTGGCCAAGTTAAGAAGTGTTAAGTGAGTGCATTTTATAATGAAAAAATTTTCTATTCTCGGAGAAAATTAGTATATTTGCATATCTAAATAAAGATAATAAAATGGACAAGAAAAGAACCTTTCAGCAAATAGCTAAAGATATAAAGTCAACATGGCTTAATGTATATTTTGGTGCGGTGCCTTATTTAGAGGCAATGTTAACGCTTGACACTTCAGACCCGAATGCTATGTATTTTTATGATACTGCAGGAGATATTGTTAGATACTTCTTGGCAAATGCACAAACATTTAGAGGTGCTGATGCAAAAAGATTAAAAGAAGAACTTAAAAATTTAGTAGTGTAATGAAGAAAATAATTATCGGACTATGTGTTATCATAGTAATACAAGCTTTATGTATTGTCTATATGAATAGTGCTATAGGCCAAAATACTAAGCATATAGAAGCTTTAGAACAATATACAAAAGCTCAAATATATAAGAAAGATGCACAGCTTTATCTTATGAATTCTCAATGGAACAACCCAGAAGTTCATAAGCTATTGGCCGACTCTTGTAAAATGGATTGTATTAACTATAAAAACGGTAAATAATCATGGCTAACATCTTAGAACAAGCAAACAAGATTGTAAATGAACGCTCAGAGGAAAAAGAGCGTCAATACGGACCATTTCAGGCATCAATGGAAAAAGCAGCAGCTATTTATAATTTGATGTCGCCAAAAGACCAGCAAATTACAACAGCTGGAATGTATAGAGCAATGATTGCTCTTAAGCTATCACGTGAGGCATATAGCCACAAAGAAGATAACTTGCTTGATGCAGTTGCTTATATGGGCGCATTAAATAATTACCTTGAACTTAATAACTCAAAATGATATGACACAGAAAACAGATTTTGAAGATATAAAAGCTGAAATTCTTAATCGTGCTAAAGCAGCTAAAGCATGTACTGAGCAATACAGCCGAGCGTATAAATCTGAAACACTTCAAGAATTATGCAGCGTTATTAAAGACAATTTTAATTGGTGCTTTAACAACAAAGTTATTACTTCTAACTTGCTAATGCAATATCGTGAGGATTTTGCTCAAAATGATATATTTATCAACATTTCGGTTCGGTCTGGGTTTCTTTTGTGCGACAATGCCACAGTGAAAGCATGGGGTA